CCGCTCTACGAGCAGCTACTTGAACTATCATATGGTGGGAAAGAGCAAGCATTCCCCATGAAGATAGACAACCCATAGGTTGGCCGACGGCATATCGATAAGATCCATTAGACCCACTAAACTGTGGGTTCTTTGAATCTAAGGTATAGTCTCGTCCAACCAATAGATCCTTCCAAAGAGGACCCACTTCTTGATCATTAAACAATCAAGAGATGATGTCACTCTGAAGGTCTATTGGGAGTCTATCTGTAGCAGCACTTAAATCAAAACTGAAGAGTTCCTTCAAACCTTTATCCAGTAAAGCCTTTACAGGCTTATGCTGATTAAAAGTACCATCTTGAGGTATCTGTGATAAAATCGCAAATAACCCTTGATGTAGGTTCCCTAACAGTGTTTGAGTTCAAGCGTCTGCTATGGCGAATACTCTAACTTTCCCAGCAGCTTCGAGTTTTAAAGACAACTTACCAAGTTTCAGCTTGTCCGGAGACGACCAGTTCTTATCGATCAAAGGATCGGATAACAAGGTTTCAATCTTGATATCCTCCTTCTCGATAAAAGCTATATCGTCTCTTAACTTCTCGTAAACATCTTTGGAATTTGTCAACAAAGCAAATTTCCTAAATGTCTCCAGAAGTGCAGGGTTATTCCGTCATGCAAAAGCATCGATCGCATAACCAAGCAACTGGTTACGAGAATTCGGACCAGCTGAGGTAAGAAGTTTCATCCTGCGCCACACCGTAAACGGCCCGTTGGCCTTCCCGAAATACTTCTTTCTTACCTTTTCAGATAAGAAATTAGTAGTCTCGAGATACGGAAGTACTTGAGTTAGCTCTGGTAAGGTTTTCACCAAACCAGAGAAAGGACTTGTTATCGTCCCTAACTTAAGTTTTGGATACGCAGGAATAACTCTATAAACTGTTAATATGGTAAAGACTAACCTTATAACACGAGACTCTTTTGCCTCAATTAAGAGACGAAGATGTCCCGGAATTATAAGGGGTAGCCCTCGCCGGGAAGCGACGCGCGGTTCCGAAGAACTACGCACGCTCTCACCACCCAGAGTCTTAGACATCAACCTATGAGCCTCCTTCAGGTATAAAACCGTGAAGGTTGCCCCATTAGTTGTAAGTAAGTGTTCAATACGCTTACCAAGTCTAAGGGCCTCTGTGTGGATTCTGGTATGTCTCATACGGAATAGCCAGACTGAGATCACAATAATATTGTAAAGTCTCTTAATTGAGAACTTAACAAATTTCTTGTGACCCCATTGTTTAGCACCAGTCATTGTATTTAATTTAATTTTCATAATTAGTTATAATATAATGACTCAGTTAAGCACTGCGCTATAACACAAAGAAGAGTATTAAGCTATCAGAGTCAGTTTCTTTCTTCAAAAGGAATTCCCTTTTACAGG